AATTTTTGAGGGATTTTTCTATGAAACCCGGTCTCCGCAATAAAGCCAGCGGCGAAAATACTAACAGATAATTGATTTCTGTCACAGACTCCGGACACCGTCCGGAGCGTGCGAGACACGGAGTGCTAATCCGCCCCTCCGCACCGTAAGCCGTGACTAGCCATTTTGCTGAACTTACTGGACGTGGCAGTCCCAAGCATCTTCGCTGCGCTACCCTAACAGCGATGCCCTGCGTAAGTCAGCGGCGAAGGGGCGTACAAAGGAGCACTTACCGTGCATTTCGTCCCAGTAGTAGATAAAGAGCAAAAACCTCTCATGCCCACCACGGCTAATCGTGCAGCCACTTGGATAAAGTCAGGCAAGGCTACTCCCTTTTGGAAGCGGGGTATTTTCTGTGTCCGCCTCAACCAAGAGCCTTCCGCTCGCCAACGCCAGGAAATAGCCGTAGGCATCGACCCTGGTAGCAAAAAAGAGGGCTTCACCGCGAAGTCCGAAAGCCACACCTACCTCAACCTGCAAGCCGATGCCGTCACTTGGGTAAAGGCTGCGGTAGAAACTCGTAGGAATCTGCGGCGCGCCCGCCGCAATCGGAACACTCCTTGCCGCAAACCCCGTTTCAACCGCGCCAGGGGAGGACTATCTCCCAGCACCAAAGCCCGTTGGCAATGGAAACTTCGTCTCTGTAAATGGCTGTCCCAAATGTATCCTATCACGCAGTTCGTGGTGGAAGACATTTGTGCCAGAACCAAGAAAGGACAGCGACGGTGGAATGTTTCTTTCGGCCCCTTGGAAGTAGGTAAGCATTGGTTCGAGGGAGAACTCAAGAAGTTAGCGCCTGTGCTTTTGGTTCCGGGCTACGAAACTTTCGAAATGCGACGCGCAGCAGGACTCAAGAAGAGCAAGCAAAAAATGTCCGAAGTCTTTGCCGCGCACTGTGTAGATTCCTGGGTTCTCGCCAACCATTGGACAGGAGGGCACATCAAGCCGGATAGCGAACAGATGCTTCTGATAACGCCCTTGCGCTTTCACCGCCGCCAACTCCACGTTCAGAACTTCAAAGACGGTAAGAGAAAACTCTACGGTGGAACCAGAAGTCAAGGTTTCAAAAGAGGTTCCCTGGTAAAGCACCCAAAGTATGGGCTTTGCTACATCGGGGGAACCCAAAAATCCAGAGTTAGCCTGCATAGTCTTCAGGACGGCAAGAGGCTGGGCCTCAATGCCAAGCCAGAGGACATTCAGTTCCTAACTCACAACACCTGGAGGCTGCGAGCACCACTCTCGGTTTCCGTCGCAGAAGAATAGATGATTACCGATGAACAAGTTTCTCTATTAAATTATTGGCCTAAATTTGAACCGGCTATTCGTAACTGGTATAGCGAGGGAACGGCAGGACTTGGGGACATCATCAAAACACAGCAAATCGCAATCGATTCTCTTCCGGATGCGTCTCCTCCAATAAACATTGGAACGGGAGCTGATGGATCAACGCCATACACAACTATATCTGCAAACACCACTTTCACCTTGACAATCATGGTTTCCCAAGCCTTTTCAGCGGGAGCCACATTGACTATCGGATCAATTTCAGACCCTTCCCTGGTAGTCGGAATTAACGATTCAGACCTGACCATAGTAGGAAACTACGTCATTGGAGGTCAACTTTTTAATACCGACACAGAATTATTCACATATCTAAACAGTAACTTGTCGCCCACGGGCGCGATTACTATCATGAAGGCATAATGGCAGACATCAAGAACTTTGGCATCAAAGGAGTTGGAAACGACGTACAACTCGGTAAATCAAATCCGAGGGTTATCGTTACAGGCTCAGATGTAACGTTTCGAAATTCAACAGATACAGCATATGTCAATGCTTCAGGTTTAGATCCCACAACAGCCCAGCATTTTGCAACTAAAGCTTATGTAGATGCGGTAGCCACTGGCCTAGATGTAAAGGGTTCAGTTCGAGTCAAGACAACCGCTAACGTTACTTTAGCCGGTGGAGCCCCTAATACGATAGATGGCATTTCTCTTGCTACTAACGATCGCATTTTAGTTGCCAATCAGACCACAGGATCACAGAATGGCATCTATACTGTAACGACTTTAGGTACTGGAGCAAACGGCACATGGACCAGAGCTACTGATGCAGATTCAAGCACCGAGGTTACGGCTGGCATGTTTACCTTTGTTGAAGAAGGGTCTCTTGCTGCTGACTCTGGTTGGGTATTAACTACAAACAATCCAATTACTCTAGGCACTACTGCTCTGTCGTTCTCGCAGTTCTCTTCAGGTGCAGGATCACAAGATCCGTTGTATAGGCAGCAGGCTTTGACTACAACTGCATCACAGAACATTGGAACATCAGTTCCCGCCAATGCTAAAGTGCAAGGTGTTAAACTAACTGTTTCTACTCCATATAGTGCAGGAGGTACTATTGCTATTGGAGATGGCACAAACACATACATGACAACGGCGGAAAATGATGCTCAAATCGCTGGAACATACGTTGTTGAGTTGCTAACCACTACTGTAGTCGCTGCTGTGCAATTGGTTGCGACTATTGGTGGTTCACCTGCTGCTGGCGTTGCAACTGTTCATGTAGATTACGTAATCAATTAATGGAAATCAAGAATTTTGACATATCTGGAGTTAGTTCAAATCTGCAATTAGGTAAAGTAGGATTTCGTCTTAAAGTAAACGGAACCGGGATTGAAGCCAAAGACGCATCCGATTTGGAGCTGGTCAATTTAAGCATTCTTAGTCCTACTTCGGACAATCACGCCGCAACCCGAGCTTACGTTGATGCAGGAGATTCTATTGCCAAAACTTATGCTCCAGGAACCTTCACACTTGCAACCGAACAATTCGCGATATTTTCACGCCATCTAAAATTAACAACCACTCAACGTGCAGAGATTCAAGGAACATCCACACTTAGGATTACGTAATGGCCGACATACTACTTGATGAGCAAAGTACACCGGTAACCCCGCCTAGCGGATCTGGAGTAATCTATATAGATTCTACATCTAGTTCATTGCGGGTAGTTAATGATGCTGGAACTATTAGGGAACTTAGACCACCAATCTACAACTTCTCTACTGCTGCGCAAGTCCTTCCAGCAGTGGTACGAACTTACCTTATAGGGTCATCCCTTATTATTCCTGCGGAGAAGATGAAAATTGGATCATGTTTTAGATGGAAATTCAACATCACAAAAACGGCTGCGGGTACGGCAACTTCTGTCTATGATGTAGCCGTTGGTACTACGGGGACAACAGCCGACACGGCTAGATTATTATTTACAAAACCAGCAGGTACAGCCGTCGTAGATACAGGTTTGATTGATATAAATGTGATTTGTCGTGGTCCATTATCAACATCAGGTGTGTTAGCAGGGAGCTTTAGACTAAATCACAATTTATCCACAACCGGCCATGCAACTACTCCTAGCGTAGTTGTAAGTACTATATCGGCGGCTTTTGATGTTACGGTCGCAAATCTAATCGTAGGCATCTGTGCCATAACGGGTACCTCAGATGCCATCACAATTCAAATGGTCCAGGCAGAATGCTGGAACATCTAAGGAGTTAATCATGTCATCCTACATTCAAGACTGCCCGATGAGCATCAATGGCGCATCTACGGTCTCCGGTTGTCGGTCTTAATGGCTAAGGCACAAAAAGATCCTGCACGTAGTGTGCCTAGTTCACACCGCGTAAGCCCTATCCGCACCCAAACGATCAATACGCTTGGTGTGCAACGGGTAGGCTTTTGGGCCGATTGGGCACAGCGCTACAAGTCTGCCAAGGGACCAGAAGGATCGCCTGCCGGGACGTTCACCAACAAGATGCTTGATCCGGTCAAGCCTTTGCCGACTACCAAGGTAGCTTTGCACCCTGACGAGTATAAGCCTGATGCCGTGAAGCCATACAGGGCTACGCCATCTTCACAGTCAGCACAACCTCAAGGTGGTCGTGCCAACTTGCCTCAGTTCGAGAAGGAAGTAACCTGGGGTCAGCTAGTCTCGCGTACGCGCAAAACCCCATTTCTCAGCACCAGTAATGAAGACTTCCAGACGATGGAAAGGAACTTCATGGATCACGATCTGGTCTACCAGATGAACGCTGATCCGACCTTGTTCCTCAGTCAGGCACTCAAAAACTACTACCTGGACAAACAGAAGATGCAACAGAAAGCCTGGGCCAGCAATGCTACTAACTTCGAGCAGATGACCGGCATGTTCTCCGCGATGAAGAAGAAGAACTCTCGCGTAGTAGGTCGATTCATCGCTCCAACCGAGAACCAGAAGCAGGCTATAAAAGAGCAGCAGAACTATCAGAAAAGCGGTAAAGGCCCCAAGCCCATGAATGTTAAAATGGGAGGATATTACTCATCTCCTTTGTACCTATCTCCATTCGGATAAGCCTGAATAAATAGGGTAGAATAACCGTAGGATCAATAATGCCCATCAAAAAACAATCGCTAAGACGCATGATTCAAGCGTCTAACTCGGCATCCCTGGATGTTCCGGCTCCTACACTTGCGCCTGAAATGGACCTCCACGCTCCCAATCCTGCAAGGGGCAGCGTAGCTCCCATGGCTGAAACCAACATTATCAGCTACGGCGAGCCATACGCTCCCCGCACGGATGTGGATACTCAGGTCATGGGCGACGATACACCTACCAAGGTTTTCACTGAACAAGACATGGCACGAGTTGCCAAGCCGCCGCGCAAACGTCTGACAGACAAGGAAGCACGAGCCCAGGCAGAACGAATTGAGAAGTCAACTCCTATTGAGGAGCGTTCATTACGCGCCAAGGCAGAAGCAACATTCAATCCAGGCAAGACTGTAAATCAGCTAGCCATGGAAGATGCCGAGCGCATCCTAGGCCGCAAGCCGATGACGCCTCCGGTAACTGGTGCTATGGAAGGTCAGCCCGTTGCGCAGACCGTAGATCGACGTGGCTCTAATCTCGGCCGAGAAGCAGGAGAACGACGTGTAGCAGATGCAGCGCTCAAACGCGCAGTTCCACAATCGTCTTCAGAGCGATTCGCAGGTCGCATTGCGGCTGCTGACACTCAGGCAGCCTCAGCAAAGGCTGTAATCGCAACGCCAGTCGCCACAGAGGTGGGTACAGCGGCTACCGATTTTGCATCACGACTTGGTGGAGCACTAGGGCGCCGAGCGTACGGCGAAGCCGGCATGACCGTTGCGGGTGCGGCAGGCAAGGGCCTTCTAACAATGGCCAAGGGTTCTGTTCAGCCTCTCATTACAATGGGATCGAACATGGCCAAGTCGAACGCTGCAACCAAGGCAACACTAGAGGCGCTATCAACTAAGGGCATTGGAGCACGACTACTCAAGGGGGGTTGGGCACGAGGCGCAAACATTGCACGTATAGGTGCCGCAGGTATCGGTGGCGTAGCGGGAATGGGCAAGCTTGGAGCTGGCGCATTAGCCGATCTGGCAGCCCTGGAGTTCGTAGTCCGCATGGGTCAGAAGTCCACATCAGAGCGCGCAGAGGCAGTAAGTTCGTTCCGCAGCCAGCTTGCAGACTACCAGAAACAAGGCTCTAAGTACGGTTTCGACGTGACGGGTCGAGAAGGCGGCGCCGCCAAGCTTCAACTGAAGGCGCTCGTAGGCGCTGATCCAAAGATCGAAGTCAAGGACAATCCAACATTGCGAGCCCGATACGAAGCGGAGAACAAAAAGCGAATCCGAGCACTTATTCGCAGTGGCGCAGTTCATCCTGTGGCAACTTCGAGACCCGTAATAAAAGGACGAAGCGATGAATATTAAAAACAATCCTTTGTATTCTTCTTGATAAAATCAAACTAAGATAATGTCAGACTTCGTAAACGCTAGCAAGAAGCCTAATCCCAATAAGCCTACATACGTAGGTAAGCTGGCTCCATTTTCAGGGCGAGCGCGTAAGGGCTCTATGCGTGCAACTCCAGCAGCAAAAGCAATTCAACATCAGCAGTCGCTAGCTAGCAGGGCTCGACGACATTACAAGAAGAAGTAATGCCTTTAGGTAAAAATGTAAGATACAGATGGAAAACTTATCCCTCTGGTGAAAAAGTACGACTGGCATTCAAAGGAAATGCGGTCATCGAAGTCAAAAAGAAGGGCGGCGTTGCACATGACCTAAGGTCGATGGCAACTGCCCGTATGAAAGGCAAATAATATGAGTTTCGTTCCAACACGCAGTGGCTACATTAACCCAAAGGCGTCAGGGGGCACTTTACGGCAGACAGCTCAAAAGCTGAAGGTTAGTGGTGCCATCCAACCAAAACCAAAGCCTGTTTCAAAGGCTCAAAAGAATGCCAACACCTTAGGTCAGGTCATTCGAGGGGTTAATCGGGAAAGGTTGTTTGCCAAGAAGAAGGTGCTTGCCAAGAAGGCAGCCGCTAAGGACCAACCCATCATGAAACCCATGTAAGGAAGTATTATGCCCGATTCACTAATAAAGCCAGTAGGTGGCCTTTCAACTTCAGTACAAGCCCAGGTAGGTAGCGGTACTTACCAGGTAGGTGATGCTCCAATGAGCCTAAAGCAGAAGGCCAAGGAAGCACAACTCAACATGCGCACTCGCGTAAATGCCAAAGTCCCTCAGAAGATTTCAAGCTACTCACCCGGCCAGAACGTGCCAGGTAAGCCAAGCATCAAGGGTCGTACATCGTTCTCGGACGAAAGAGGCGATTGAGTTTTAATGTCCAAACGAAATCAAAAAAGGCATTGTAAATGATTGAAGAAGAAGAGACCGACAAGCAGTATACCGACACGGCAGGTCAGGCACAGGAAGTTGCGCCTGGACCACGAGGTCAGCGTATGATGCAGTTGGGTCTATTGACCAAGATGCAGAAGCGCAAGCCCAAGATGCCGAAGATTGGTATGAACGCTGAAGGTAAGGCAAACCCTGCTGATGTCGAGAATGCCAAGTTACAGTCTACCCTCGCCCAAAAAGCCATGGATCAGAAGATGGCCATTCTCCAGAAGGGACCTAGCAACCAGGCCGCTGAACGTGATCCAATGAAGACCAGCCTGTACCGACAGGCACAGATGATGAAACGCTAACCAAGAAAGGCGATAAGCGGTGCCCGATGGGCATCAAGCAACTCTCCGTACTAAAAAGCAAGCAGCGCAGCTACACTCCTCCTTCAGCCGCGCTCTCCTCGTAAGTAGTTCCCCCTACTTACGAGGATTTTTATCTTTTAAGGCGGCAGAATTCATGCAAACGTTAGTCTAAATAGGGTAAAATATTGATAACAAGAACGTTCTTCTAAGTCCTCTTTTAGAGTTTCGTATCGTTCGACGAGTAAAACTAGAAGCATTCGGTTATAACCTCCAAACCGTAAAGGGAGTCATATGGCGTCAAACATCGAAGAAATCACGGCAAAGCTGACAGATTCAGCTATGCTAAACTCAGATGAGGCAGAATCGTCAACTGTCGAAAAAGAAACAGTCGCAACTGAAGCAGCCAAGACTGAATCTGGCAAGAAGGGTACAGCCCAGGATCGCATCCAAGAGCTAGTCGCAGAACGGGAAGCGTTCAAGACCAAGCTTGTAGAGGCGGAAAACAAGCTGTCCCAAAAGGATGGTGAAATCCATAGTCTCATCGACTCCGTAAAGCAGCGCGAAGGCGCAGCCCGAGTAGTTGACAAGATCAATGCACTTCACTCTCAAGGCAAGTTCAAGGCCGAGATCGAGGCAATCGATGCCGCGATTCGAGGCGTAGATCAGGATGCATCACAGATCGCAGCAGCAGCGGAGACAACTCCAAAGGTGCCCGTATCAGGTGATCTTCTTAAGTTCCAGCAAGAGGCGGCGCGTGACCGAGAGGAAGCGCTGAACGCAATTGCGGCACAAAAGAATGAACTTCTACTCATGAAGTCGCAGCTAGTCGTTGAGAAGCTATTCGGCAATCTTCCAGACGCAGACTACAATGAACAGGATCGAAAGGTGTTGCAGAACGCCTTGGTAGATCACGTTGATTGGGAAGCAATTGAAAACGATCCGAATGCCCTAGAGGCGGAGGTCGCCAAGGGTTTCCAGAGCACCGTATCATGGTATGGTGATCCACGCGGCAAGTTGTCACAAACCAAAACACAAACAGATACAGGCGAGTCTCAGCAGACTAAGACACCTGACGTTGTGGACTATTCGAAACTAGAGCTTGGTAAGATCGTCAAGGAAACCAAGGGCAACAAGGAAATCTTTCGCCCTGCAATCTCCGACAACGAATTCCAGGCCCTTTTGGCAGATGAACTCAAGCGATCAGGGGCTAAGCGCTAAGACGATTGTAGCCTCGTAACTAGGATTCTTTTCAATGGAAACATTCGCAACATTAGGCGATATGCTCCTTCGACGCTATGTGGTTGACTTCATCGCACAGATGCAGCAACTATCTACGCCGATCTATTCGCAGCTACGTGAAGACTCACGCTTCACACCAAGCGGCGATGGTGCATACTTCGCAGTACGACTAGACGGTAACGAGGCGGGCGGCGGTTGGCGCGGCACTGACGACAACACGCTACCTTCTGCCGGCAACGAGCGCATCAAGACGCACCGCGTACGTCCTAAGAAGTACTACCACGTAGTAAGCTTCTCAGGTCTCGCAGAGAGCGTTTCGCGCCGAGGCGGTGAAGAGGCTTTCGCTTCCGCAATTACTGATGCCATCTCGGCATCAGTCAAGCGCGCAGGTGCAAACTTCGAAGTAACCTTCCTTCGCGGTGACGGTACTGGTCGTCTGACAAACGTCAGCGGCGGTCAGACGGCAACAACGGTCAACGTAGACGACGCTCGCCCATTCCGTGTGGGTCAGGTAGTTGTGTTTCTCAACAACACAACTGGCCTGAAGACCGCCGGTCCTGCAACTGTTACAGCACGTTCTGTACCAGGCGCAACGATCACTGTTTCGCAGTCGGTCACAGTCTCGGATGACGACGGCATCTACATCTCTGGCGAGCAGTCGGAAGCGGCAGCACCAGCAGAGGTAACAAGCCTCGGCCTCCCGGCCATCATCAACAACACGGGTACGATCTACAATCTAAGTCGATCAACATACCCAATTCTCCAGTCTCAGGTCATCGCTGCATCGAGCACATCGCTCGACGAATCGATGCTTAGACGACTCCGCAAGCGCCTGCTAGTGGAAACTGACACGGGTTCGATGGAAGGCTTCGTTTTCATCAGCAACTACGATCAGTTCGACCGTTACACAGAGCTTGCACTGTCGTTCCGCCGCTTCAATGACATGAAGCTGGAACTTGGCGCGGATCAGGCCATGACTACCTTCGAGGGCCGACCATGGCACATCTCGTGGGCAGCAAAGCCTGATGAGGTGTACATGCTTCGCACAAACGCAATTGTTCGCGGCGTGGTTCGCCCACTGTCGATCGATGAGCGCGTGAACATGGCATGGCAGCCTGGCATGGATTCTTTTACTGTCCTTTTAAAGTATTACGGCGAAAACGTCGCCCGGCTCGTGAACCAAACAGCGAAAATTACGGGTCTGTCAATTCCTACGTACTAACGGTCTAACTACTTGATTTTATTGAGAATTTAGGTTCTCACTGCACATCTAAGTAGTCCCGGAAAAGCCAATCTTAGCGGGTTGGCTTTTCAAATGTAAAAATAACAACCTCTAAAATAATAGGATTTATGCTCCCCACGAAGGAATGGCCCTTTAAGTTGAAATAATTGAAAAAATAGCGGATATACTATGAAAGAAAGGAGATAGTCGTGCGTGGAACCGTTTATGTCATTCAAAATCAAAAAAATAAAAAAATCTATGTCGGGCAAACCAAATCGGGTCATCCACAAGAAAGATTTAATCAACATAAACGTTTATCACGAACAGGAAAAGGGAGTATTCTTCATGCTGCAATGCGTAAATACGGTGAAGATTCCTTTTTATTAATTGAAACTATAGATACTGAGTGGAGCAATCTAAACCCTCTTGAAAAAGAAATAATTCTAAAATATAATTCAATTCAACCTAATGGGTATAATATTCTTGCTTGGGGCAGTATATCTAATTTAGATGAAGGCTGGTGGAAGGGTAAAGAACGGGCAGAATCCACTAAACAAAAAATGTCTAAAACTAAAAAAGAGCAATATGAAAATATGACTGAAGAGGACCAAGAAGCATTAAAGGAACAAGGCCGTCAGGCTTATTTAAATCTACCTGAAGAAACAAAAGAACGAATAAGAGAAGAACAATGTTCTTGGTGGTCTAATATGCCAGAAGAAGAAAAGAAAACGTTCATATCAGGTCAGGCTGCTAAACGAGTAGGCCATCTTGTATCCGAAACTACCAGGAAAAAAATATCCCTCTCTAATAAAGGCCGCATGCCATCAGAATTAGCCGTCCAACGCAGCCGAGAAACCAGGCTAGGCTCCCATCACACCGACGAAACGAAAGCCAAGATGTCTGCTGCTAAATTGGGCAAACTCAAATCAGAAGAAACTAAAGCTAATATGACGCTCGCTCAGCGTAATAAAAGGACTCCTGAACAAATTGAGCGAGTATTAAAAATCAAAGAAATGTTAACTCAAAATATGAGTCTGAATAGTATTGCCGTCATTGTTGACTGTACGGCAGAATATGTTCGAAAGGTGCGAAAAGGTCAACGCGGCAGAGGAATATAAGGTTACTCAGACGGTCTTGAAAACCGTCGCCAACCTTCACGGGTTGAGGGTCAAATCTTCCGCCTTTCGCGGGCTTAGTGCGCATCAAAGAATATTGCGTAGTAGCATAATTGGTAATGTTTCTCCCTGTTAAGGAGCATTATGTAGGTTCGAATCCTACCTGCGCAGCCAATATTGGATTTGTAGTGCCGCACACGGCAAGCTGTGAATCCTTCGTATTTGCCCCTCTAGCTCAAATGGTGGAGCAGCGCACTTGTAATGCGCGGGAGAGGGTTCGATTCCTTCGAGGGGCACCATTATATTTGCAGCTTTACTCAATAGAGAGTACTATATAGACAGGTAAACGCCCATTAGTACCGTAAACGTACAGGGATTCCAACTAAGGGATGAGCCTCGACTAGAGGACTCCTTTTTAACAAAGAGGTAATACAAATGGCACGAACAGTTCAGACTCGATTCAAGAGTGCTCTCCCAGGTTCAGGTTTTGATTCCAGCGGCTCCGCACGACAAGGAAAACGGCGCGTAGTTGGTCAGATCTCGGTCACCAGCTACACAAGCGTTGGTGAGTCTCTGACAGCAGCAGATCTTGGTCTTTCAACTATTGACTACATCGCCATCCGCCACAACGACCAGGCAGGCGGTAAGGAAGGTTCAGAAGCACGATTCGTTGAGTATAACAACTCAACATCTGACTTCTACATCGTCCAGGCAGGCAAGCCAGCAACGGCCGGTTCACACACCCTACAGTTCGAAGCTTTCGGTGATGCACTCGACGCCCCTGAGTTGACCTAAGACTCTATAAGATAAACCCCCACCTGGGAGAAACCGGACAATCAATAATCCGGTAGTACTTCAGGTGGGGATCTTTTCTATATGCGAAAATACAGAGATTTTACAGGATTCAGATTTAATCAATTAACTGTTATTGGTCTAGAAGGCAGACGTAATGGTCCTTGTAATCAAGCAAAGAAATCTATGACCTATAATGAATTTATTGGATATTTAAACAATTTAATGGCATTTAGAAAGGATCTGTAATGAGTATTTGTATTGTCACTGATTCAGAACTAGAAACCCCCTTTAACGCGGCTCATATTTGCTGGAGCAAGTTCAACTACTATGCTTCCGGAGATACAGTCAACGTGCCCGTCGGTTGCCAGAGCGCAGCAGTCTTACCCCCAACAGGTGCAACTGCTCCGACCATTTCAATTTCAGCAGGCGCAAGCGAAGACACTCTAACCCTAACGGGTGGAACTCTTGGCACAGGGCTGCTTTTAGTGTCCCGCCACGGCGGCAACCCAGCCGGCGCGCGGTGATTCATGTCAAGCAAAAGTATTTTGTAAAGGAAGAAATCAATGGATAATCCAGTCAACTCACAAGAGATCACATTCTTCAAGGGATACCACTACGTCCTATCTGCTTTCCATTACGGCGCAAGCGGAGACACCGTGAAAGTCCCACTCGGCTGCCTATCAGCAGCAGTACTTACCCAAACAGGTACAGCACCATCAGCCGTCATCACAGCAGGTTCTCTTGCCGACGGCGTTGATTCCGTTGCTCTAACAGGCGGCACAGTAAACAACAGCGGTTGCGTGATGGTATCACGACACGCTGGGAATCCGGCATCGGCCCGGTAACGAGGTAAACAATGGCATTACTTGTTCCAACACTACAACAGTTCCTTGATCTTCGAGACGGCACTACCATTGGAATTACCAAGGTGAAGCTTCTTTCAGCAAGTGATACCCTCACAGTTCCTAAGCCAGCGAACACGACAGCAAATGCTTCCGTATCTGTAGTTCGAAACGCAGGCGAGGCCGCTGTAACAGCAACACAGTCAGCACAGACTGTTACTTTAGTCGGTACAGCCGGTCAAACAATTACTGTTGTTACACTACACCAGTTCGTCAACAGTGGAGCTGAAGCCTAAAGATGGCTAAACCTCTAAACTTGACAAATTCCCGATTTGGTCGATTAGTCGCAAAACGATCAGTAGGTCAAAATAAATATGGAAGTATTTTATGGGAATGTGTTTGTGACTGTAGTGCTTTGGTAATTAAAAATACCCGAGACTTACGTTCAGGTAATACAAGATCTTGCGGATGTTTAAATGTTGAATTATCCACTCAACGTCTTAAAACAATTGCTGGGTGGAATAAGTTACCATTAAAAGAGGCTGCACGAAATACCGTTTACCGTCAGTATCAAGCTAATGCAAATTCTAGAAATATAGAATTTTCACTAACAGTTGATGAATTAGAAAAACTAACCCAACAAAACTGTCATTATTGTACTAAACAACCAAATCAAATTTGTAAAAATTATAATAACGTGGGTGATTATGTATACAATGGTATTGATCGTGTAAATAATGACATTGGGTATATCTTAAGTAATTGTGTGCCATCCTGTGGTCCCTGTAATCGGGCCAAAGATGCAATGACATATAATGAGTTTAAGTTGTGGATAAAATCAATCTATAATAATTTGATTCAGGAGATAATATGGCAACAGTAGGTTTCCAAAAGAAAGCATCCCTAGGTCCGGTACTAGTTGAAGTAGTACATCTTACATCAGTTACTAACGGTGACTCTTTCACCACAGTGATGCAACGTCCTTCATTCGTTTCAGTAAGCGAAGACGGCACGAGCGCTACCACGGTTGCTACTACGGCTTCGGTTTCAGGCCGAACTGTGACATTGGTCAATGCATCAATGAACGGTACACAGTCTGCAACTGTCCTAGTATTCGGCTTTTAAGCCTAAACTAACTCAGTTATGCGGGAGAAGAAGTATCCGTCGAACTCGGAGCGGCTTAAGGCTAACCCAGAAAAGCAAGTAAAGAGCCCTCTCCCTAAAGATCTAAGACCCAATGGTTTCATAACTCGACAGCTAACGCCAGGGATCGATCTTCCTGCTGGTTTCATTGCTGACATTAGATGTATCGATAGTAATCTGTTCTTCGTATTTCACAAGTACCGAGTTAATTACGATGATGTTGTAAATCGTTACTACGGTTCATTGGAAGATCCGAGAAATCCGATTGGTGAATTTGCTGGGAATGAGATTTGGGGCTGGGTACTGACGGATAACACCGGCAAGCCAATTCCCGAAATGCAATGGCACATCTGGAGTCTTAAAAAGGACTTCGGATATTCTCACGTCGCGAACATCGCGTCACAAAATCCTGACCACCTGAAAAGAATTGTTTACCGCCTAGGTAGGGAGAAGCGGTACAAGGAGCGCTACGGTGCACTTGAATGGAACAAGCAGATGCGTCGAGATGAAGCAGATCACCAAGCGAAACTGCAAGATCAAAAAGACCAAGAGTACTTCGATATCACCAACGAAAACAAGTGGCTTTTACGCAAAGCTCAAGAGAATATGGAACGCGGCCAAGTAGCTGCTACCAATCCGACCAAGGAAATCATCACATCATTTCCTGGTCAGACCAATCGAACCAAGATCGTTAGACCCCTTACAGACAAAGAGGGCGGGTTAGTTACTGGATCTGATTGTGACTAGTAATCATGCTATGCTCGAAGTGTAAACAGGACAAGCCAAAGACAGATTTTTATAGTAATCAGTCTAGAGTGACTGGTTTATCCCATTATTGCAAATCCTGTACTAGCGCAAGAGATAAATCTTACTACAATCGCAATAGCGTTGTCATCAAGCACAAGGAAATCGCTAGGGGAGCTGGTATCACCGTAGACCAGTATATTAATCTTAAGGCTACCTACGGAGACAGTTGCAATATCTGTGGCGTCACGACGAATGTTAATGATATAGCACTCGCATATGATCATAACCATACAACAGATAAGTTTAGAGGCTTTCCTTGCACAAACTGCAACAAGGGCATTGGTCACTTCAAAGACGATCCTGATTTACTAAGGAAAGCCATTAAATATCTTCAACGAGGGGATACATGGCAAAAAGCCTTGGCGAATTCAGAACAGCCATTAGACGTTATCTAAAAGAGGCCAACGCCGCAACATCGTATTGGGATAACGACTTTCTCGATTCTATCTTCAATGCGCAGTACCGTAAACGCAGTGCTGAACTCATCATGGCATTCGAAGGCTGGTTCGTATCAGTGGTCACCCGTGATATCACGGCAGAACAGGCCCGCTATGCTTTCCCTGATGGCATGCAGCGAGTCCAGAAAATGGAGCTTGTTCGATTAGACGGCCGTACGGTGCCAATCCTGCGCTATGAGCGCCACCGGGAATACAACCCGGCATCCAACTCCGGTTCATCGGGAGAGTCGTACTTACCATCATGGCGACTCCAAGGCAACGGCTTCGTGCTAGAGCCAGCCCCAACCGAGTCCGTTTCCAACGGCCTTCAGTTGGAGTATGCTGGTATTCCCGTGGCTATAACTACGGAGACAGATTACCTGCACCCAAGCTGGCCCGAACTCTTTGAAGAGCTTCTGATCCTAGATACCGTTGTGGCATGTTTTGATGCAGAAAGCAACCAGGAGTCAGGTCTTGTTCGTTCAATTCTGCGCCAGCGCATGGAGTGGGAGGAGCAGTTCGAGCGATTCATCGAGCAGCGTGCAATCAGTACGCAGGAAGTAGAACCGTTCATTGTTTATGAGGATAGTTAATGTTGACAGGGGACGAGAAGAAGGAACGAACGCGTCTTACACGATTCAAGTTTCGTGCTAAGAATCCCAATTACGATAAGGAATGGGCAAAGGCCAATCCTAAAAAGATTAAGGACGCACAATCGAAATGGTATAAGGCCAATCCCGAAAAGTCGCCGTGAAGAACCGAAGAAGGCATTTGAAGGCAGTGTATGGTCTGACGGAAGTTGAATTCAATCAAATAATTGTATATCAACTTGGACGGTGTGTTATTTGTCAGGACACATTTATTGGTATGCCTCATGTATATCACAATCATTCCACAGGTAGAATACGTGGCCTTCTTTGTGCGCCATGCAATAAAGGCATTGGTTTACTCAGAGATGATCCAAATCTTATGCGTAAAGCTATTTATTATCTTGAGAAAGAAAGTGTGTAATGGGTGAACGTTCTCCGTTAGCCTTTATAAATTTACTCAATTTTATAGGTTTAAATACTAAGAGCAGCAACGAAGTCAAGCAAGATCTGAGCGTCTCGGAATCGATCAACACTGATTTATTCCGAAAGTACGGAGCTGTATCGAAGTGCTTTGGTTCTTCCCGAATTCTCAATTCTGTCTATACAGAGACAGGGGTTGCAAAGAAAATTTCATGGCTAGGCTTCTGGAAGAACACCGCCCTCAATGGTCAGACTGATCGCCAGATACTAGCAGCAGCCGGCACTAAAATCCAGCGAGTCGAAACCAACGGTACGCTAACCCCTCTCACAGGCGCAGGTATGAACATCACCGAGACCTGGCTAGAGGGCCGAGTTCACCAGCACCAAAAAGCTGGTGACCTCATGCTAATTACCAATCAGAATCCAGATCTGATCGGTGACGGCAACACTCTCATCAAGTACGATGGTCTAGAGATCACACGATGGGGTTTGCTCGGTCCGGGTAACGAATCTAATGTTACCAAGCGGATCGACACCGTAGGTGGAACTCCGCCTATCGGTCCGAACAACACATGGATTCCAACTAACGGCACTGCCGTGTCCGATCTCACCACCACACGAGACGGCCAGGCAATCTCGCTAACGAAAACTAACGCTGCCGTAACCAATGCCTACATTGAAGAGTGGATGTCAAGCCCACTGATCGGACATAATAAACACGACAGTGCCGTGCGCGTGTATGCCTTCATCCCTCTTGGCGAGCTTACAAAGCTTTCGAATGCAGACGCCATCAGCATCCAGATGACATCAGACAGTATGCTGAACGCAGGCATCACGGTCCCCAACTTCGGTTCGAACTTTTACATTTGGGACATCCCGATCGGTGAACTATTCGAAGGCTGGAACCTCCTGGAACTTGGCTTCAGTGATGATGAAACGTCCATTGCTTTCGATGAGCATCTGACCATCATTGGTTCCCCAATCATCACCCAGCTTCGTGGTATTCGCCTGGGCTTCAACTCCCGCACGGTTGCAACCCTACCCGCAGGCATCCGCTTCAGCCAACTTGAGAGCTTCACCCGAGGCAATGCTACTGTAGCAGCCGGCGCCGCAGGTGCAGTGTTCAACAGTGGCGGAACGTTCAGCTACAAAATCACGTTCATTTCAAAGCAGGGCTTCGAGAGTAACGCTGGCCCTCAGACTGCCAACATCCTGACGGTATCAGACCTGGCTTCCCTTGAATTAACAGAGATACCAGTATCGGCTGACCCTCAAGTCATCGCGCGCGGTATTTATCGCACTGTTGCAGACGGCAGCCTTTGGATCTTCGTTGATCGTATTGACGACAACGTTACAACCACATTCAGCGACACTATTTCTGACGAGGCTCTTGGTTCTCTGACTCCACCAGAAGCCGGCGACGTGTCTTCAGACAACAGCCCGCCACCCCCATTCGCGATCATTAAGTACTGGAAGCGGACAATGTTCGGTGCAGGCGATCCAAGCAATCCAAACTCATTGTTTTGGTCAAACCCTGATGACGTTGAAGGCTGGCCACAGTTGAACACAGCGGTACTAGACGGCAAGATCACTGCAATCTACGAGACCTACTCGTCTCTAATTGTAGCCACAGAGCTTGGAATCTGGCAGGTATCAGGCGACAATCCGGACTTCCGTACAGACAAAATCATCACCGGCATCGGTTGTGTAGGCAGAAGAGCGGCAGGTGAGACTCGCATTGATGGCTGGCAAACGGATCGAGACGGTGTTCGCGTCTATGATGCTAACAACCCCAACAAGATCTCGGAGCCTATTCGCGACAAATTCGATACATTCAATCACCTCTTCTTTGAGCTTACACATTCTGCTCATAGCAAGAACAACAACTGCATCGTCTTCTGCTTCACTGGGGCGACTCCATACTCCTACAACGCAGACAACTACGTCTACCAGTACCCCGTCGATGAGATCGGTCAAGGTTGGTGGTGGCAGCTATCCCTTCCAACCAGCGTGAACATCCTGGACATGGAAGAGACCGAAGACGACAACGGTGACTTCCACTTGCTATTCGGTAGTACAGATGGTATGATTTATGAACTGTTCGACAAGAATGCCAAATCCTGGGCTACAGCTACAGCCGAGGAATCGATCGTTTGCCGATTTAAGACGAAATGGTTGCGCCTAGGCCAGCTAGGTCAGAACTCTGATGGCGTGAGCGGTCGTGTATCCCCACGCCTGATCGAAGCCATCTCAGACGGCGACCCTTGCACATGGAACATCACTATGGAAACAGCCACAGGTCCGAACCAGGCAACGGCTACAGACAGCAAGACCGTGCCCGTAGTATTCGGCGATAACAATGAGAAGTTGATGCGTTATCCCGTCAAGCACAACTTCCAGCCAGGAGAGTATGTACGTATTACAGCCGAGCAAAGCACGATTGACATTGACTCAATGCTTCTAGCCTTGAGACTTCTGTTCAAAGTGCAGCCTGGCCAGTTCCCGATCGAATCGGGCGCGTTCAACAGTGCCTTGTAATACTATGTTAAAATCTATACGTAAGATATTACAGGGCAACGATTTTGACGACTATAGCTAAAATAAGTAGTTACTAAAATGGCAGGTAATGTTGGCCGATACCAGATTGGTCGCCCCCTACAGGACGTACGATTACGTAACTGGCCGGCAGGCAAAGTCGCCCAACTGAAGCGGGCTGTTGAGTTGATGGAAAACGAACTCAACAGTACGATGGCCTCACAGGTTGACCAGGGACAGGCAAGAGTACTCTCACCTAAGGTTCCCGTAGTCACAGGTCTGACCATTCGCGCTGGATTCAAGAACTTCCTCATCACGTACAATGCAGCCAAGGGTATCCAGGATTTGCTGTTCTACGAGATCCAGAAGGACGCTACCCCTAAGTTCGCGAACCCAACCACGTTCACGATCCCGCAGACTACGCTGACCATTCCGACAACTACAGAGCACGAGACGGTCTATTTCCGAGTCCGGGTCATCAACTCTAAGTTCCAAGTAGGACGATGGTCAAAGACTGCCACTGCCACTGGTAGCAGCAACTTCCGTATCTCCGTAGTACGTCAAGCAAAGCAGGCTGTGCTTTTGACTTGGGCTACCCGAGACAACTGGTTCAACATGGCTTTCGCTACATATTCGCCAACCGCCGCAAGCATGTGCCTCCACATTCACGCGGGCGTTTGGACGAAGTGTACTGCCGTAAAGACTCCAACTACAATGGCGGCCACGACGCAATACATAGTAACGAATACCAACGAAGTGAACTTCCGAATCCTACGTAATGGGGTTGAAATGACCAACGTTGGTACTATGAACGTTCAAGGTTCAGCTTCATATCTCCTTCGTGCTGAAGAGGAAGATACTCAGTATCAGCAGGAACGAGAAGAGCAGACTGACGTTCACACAATCATTACTCCATTCGAAACCTTCGTAGGCAACGAAGCATCAGTCGTCTATACGCTACAGGCCATGCTAGTAGGTTCAGGTAGCAGCCGAACAGCGAGCGGCAACGGCGTTGTAACCCTAGACGAAGCAACAGTCGTGATCGATTGTTTCGATGTTGTTGAGATTGTGCAGAGCTTCTAATGTCAACATCAAGTGATCCAAAGATTCCACTACGGGGCATTGCTGCCCTGTTCGATCATCTTGATCCTGGTGTCAAAGCCAAGCTAGCCTCAGCCTTCGGTGAAGCCGAAGACTTGATGGACTTCCACGCTCTGTCAACGATCGACAAGCAGGATAGACGTAAACTATCTGGATTGATTGCCTCTCCTGTACTTACGACTGCAACGAACAACCGGGGCTTCGACGTTTCTTGGCGACGCTTAGATGATCGACGCATTTCATCCTACGAAGTCCAAGTATCGTTCTCAAGCAACTTCTCTAACCCGGACTCCTACAATATCGTCGATACCTCGCTGTCTCTAGAGGGCATCGGCACTACTGTATACGTGCGCGTACGTGGAGTGCGTTTCAATGGCGACTGCGGTCCTTGGTCAGACACAGCCACGATCGACGCTTTTGCGACATCAGCCGGTCCTGTAGTCTACACCCGAGGCTTGAACGACATCCCTGCGTTCTACATTGATGGCTCAGTCCTCTCGGCACCTGGACCTATTCAACATCTTGACGTTACCCCTCAGCGAATCAACGGTGGCATTCTCGTATTTGGTTCTTGCAACAAAACAGCAACAGTTCGCCTGAATGGTTCGCTGGTTACCAACTCCAATGGTGGAGGTTTCGGTCCAGTCTTCCTCACTCACGGCTCGTTCAACTTCTCAAAGGCAGATAACGTATTCCCTAGTGCCGTAGTCAATGCGGGAGCAGGTATCGGCACCTTCACTGGCTGGTCCAACTTGCTCAACGCTGCCGGAACAATGGAAACAGATTACTCTAACGTTGGTCTAGCTAGCACCGATTACTTCCAAGAGGGTCTCGTACCTGGACAGTCTCTTGCAACCCGATTCCTACGATTGTCAAACTTCGGTCTAGCCGTTCCAGGAGGTAACACTATTGTAGGTATCGCAGTCACTTTCACTGGTGGATGGTTTGGTGGTGACGTTACAAAGTCTATTCCTTCTTTGCGCGCACTACAACTGATTGATGGTGGCACTCCTCGTACCTTCTCACAAACAACTGACTTCCCATGGCCAGGTACGGGCACATTCAACTATACATCACCACCAGCATCGGGGGCGATTCCATTCGTTACCTTCGGGGGTGTCAACGATCTATGGGGCGAAGTAGCGGGCTTCTGGACGCCTGCCAAGGTCAACGCTGCTAACTTCGGCGTACAAGTCCAAGGTCGAGTTCGTCGAAAGTTCAATGACGTCGCAGGCGATCAGCGAATTTGGATGTACGGTATGACTACAGTTGTCTACTCAATCAGTCCTAATTTCGTTGCGCATATTAACGTATTCACAGAGGGTCCCCTTTTGAACCTTACTTTGAACGTGATCGAATTTGGAGAGGAACTAGTACTTTAATGGACTCGGTAGTCCCGCGTAACAGTATTCCCTCGATGGCCGCAAAGATGCAGTCTCTTCGAGTTGACGACAAGGCCGAAAAGGCTTTGCTGGTACGCATTGGTACGCTAATCGATACCATCGTCGAAGCTCAACGTGGTTCAGCTAACGCCCCCGGCAGCATCCCACGTAAGGCCAACGTTAACAACCTAAAGAAGCCTAAGCCTCTAACAGGCGCATCGGAAAACATCTTCAATGGCGCTTCGGTCTCGATCGATGCTAGCTCTTCGGCTGTAAATCTCAGCCACTACGAAGCACAGATCGATAGCAACTCGAACTTCAACGCTCCTACAACCAAGGAAGTCTTTACAACAGGCACGACTTTCAAGGGTTTGGCTACATCCACGCAGTATCACATTCGCATCCGACCTGTCACCAAGAACGGCCAGGTAGGTGAATGGGCTATTCTGGATTCCGTACTAACAACGGGTCAGACGGAAGGTGCGGATTTCGACGGAGACAATCTAGGCTCGGTTGTACTGAGCAAAGCGTTCACCTTCAGTAGCAGCACCCAGGACATCTTCTGTGCGGCTGCGGTAGGGGCAATTGACATCGATGCAACCCATCCCCCTACAGGTACCAGTGTTGAACACAATCACGTTGCTCTGGATACCGAAGTGGACATCATCGATCGACGAATCGGCGTAACTACGGTAGCTATCGAGGGTATCACCCTCGAAGGTATAGCTCCTACGACTGTAGGTCCAATCACAGGCGGAGGCTCGTCTTTTTCAGATATGCGTCTAACCCGAGCCAACCCGATTATCTTTTTCAACCTCATGCAAGCGGAGACGGGTGTCACCTTCCCGGTGAACTACTCCTTCGACGTACAAATCAGCATTGCTGGCGGTAGTTTCGTCAACAGCGTCAAAGACGCAGTGTGGGTGCAGTTCTAAAGGCAACCATCTATACCGATAAGGTAAAATAAAGTAGAATCAATCTTTTCAAAGGAGCATTATGGGTGACGGACCGTCCGACGCCAATGCCATGCTGCGGTTGAGCAACCTTGCCAGCCAGCAGCCAAATGAAATTCGAGAACGACGTACAGCAGCCGAAGATACGCTAGCGGGCATCACCGCCGATCTTGGCAAGCCCGGCACGTACGCTCTACCCTCGTCCCAAGATCCAAACGCACCCAGCGCTGCCCCAACGTCGCCGACTGCGGATGCGCCAGACGACTTGTTAACACGAGACAACGTAACCTTCAACCGCAAGGAAGATACGAAGAGGTACGACAAGCTGCTCAAGAAGGGTTACTCCAAGGATCAGGCTATCGGCATGATACCTGGTGCCATTGACAACACCCAGGACAGCATCTTCACAAAGCAAACTACAAAGGCTGAAGGTGCAGGCACAGGCTTCGGTGCAGTTGGAAAGACTACCAAGTTAGATCCCAACAAGGCTAAGGCCAAGCTAGAAAGCAGCAGCATGTTCCGTCAGGTTAGTCTAATGACGGCTGAGTCGGAACAGCTGTTGAATCGTACAGGTCCACTGTACGATGAAATGATGAAGAGCACTCAGCTACCGATCATCGAAGGTGCCGCAGCAGCCGCTCGTGAGAACACTGAGAATCTTCGCCAGGCTATGGCTCGTGGGGGTGCTGCGCGAACAGCAGCTTTCGCAGCCGTACAGAAGATCCGTGCTCAAAATCAGATCAACGTACAAAAGGGTCAGGCCCTCGCGCAGGCGCACTTGAACCTAGATATGTGGGCACGAGACAATGCCAAGAACGTAATCAACTTCGCTACCAATTGGGCACAGAACCAAGCAGGTATTCGCGAGTCGTATCAGAAAGCAATGGACCACGCATCTGACCTGATGTCTGAGAGCGCCCTGCCTTTCATGTTCGCAACCCAGCAGAAGAGCTTCGAGTACCGACAGATGCACTCAGCAGAGCGCCGAAGCAAAGTTACCAAGTGGGTAAACTTCACCCTTGGTATCGCAGCAGCCGTTGCAACGTACGGTAAGAACACCGGTCTACTTGAGCAGGCCAACTCTCAAATCGCTGGCAACAGGGTCGGCTCTTCAGCCTTTGCTGGATCTGATCCAAATGCTCCAACCAGTGCTCTTGGCACCGCAGATTCAGGCCAGGGAGGTCTATTAACTTCTGACCTCAAAGGCACAAGCGCCTCTTCACTATTCGGACTATAATCCATGCCTAGTGACTTTTACGACGCAAAGAATGTTCCCGACTACGGTGTAGGCGAGATGGGTCAAAACATCCAGAAGGTTACCGCTGCAATCGGCGGCATCTTCCAGGAGCGGTACCAACAGAAGCAGTACCAAGACTTCATTGATGGTCCACAGAAGGACTACGAAGCCAAGCTACACCAGGTGCAGGACCTTCTACTAGATGAGACCAACCCTGAAGGTCCGTCACAGGGCATCAAGATGATGTCTGGTGCACTGTCTACCTACATGGACGAAGCCGGTCGCTACAAGAACAACCCGCTCATCTCTGGTCGCGCACAAGCTGCGTTTCAGGGTAACAACTACATGCTTCATCAGATCTTCACATCGAAGATGAATGAAGCCAAGATCGCATATGGCGAAGCTACGACAAAGCGCATGAACGTATCGAGCGCTGCGACTGTACAGGAGACTCAGGCACGAACTGGTCTCATCAACGAGCAAACTGCACAACTCAAGGCCGGCAGGATAGGTGTCACACCAAGCGGCCGGCTGGGCAAGGCATCTAGTGCCAAGGGTGGCCCCCAGTTCCTCACTGGTGGTCCGGGCATGATCGATCCGAACGCTCCTGCCGATACGCAGCTTGACCAAGCATACGCCTCAGCTTCCGCCAACCTGACCAACCCTGGGAACAAGGCTCAGCAAGATCAGCGTGCTGCTGAAATGAACGGCATTCGCAAGAGCCTCGCACAGCAGGATGTCATTGCCCGAGCTGCGCGTGGCGAGCAGCGTGACATCTACGACATACAGTCCGACACTACAAAGCAGGAAGCATGGGACCCAACCAACGAGAAGCACATCAGCGAAGCTGAAGCTCTGGTCGATCCTGAGGATGTCAAGAACCGCTACATCTACACCAAGATGCGCGAAGAGCAGCCTCTCACAATGCCTGGCGTAACGCCGGAGATGATCGACCAGAAGTACGGTTGGATGAAGGACCCTGATCTTGCAAATCCAAACGCACCTGTAACACGCGAGATGTCTGAAATCAACGTTGGCAAAGTTCTCCTTGGACAGGACGGTTGGAACGTCCTGACTGATCAGAAGACAAAAAAGGCACCTCTGGACCTTACAGATGCAGCTAAGAACCTACCCAACGATTTCACCCAGCTACAAGGCCCACTACGCCGAGGTATGGATGCAGCCGTAGGTTCGATGGTTACAGGTACCGTGATGCCAAAGACCGCAGATGAAGTGAAGGCTCTCATCAAGGCATCGCTCAAGGCCGTCGCTGGTCAGTACATCGGTGGTGGTCATCCGAATGACAAAGTACACCCCGGTGTTCTCAAGAGCCGTTATGCAGCAGCTAAGTTTGTCGATGCTATAGCCGACAAGTACAGCGAGAGCATCGCCGAGCGGCTTGGCTTGAATCAGGGTAAGGCAAAGGCAGAGGAGCCAAAGAGCGGCTTCAATCTTCCAACAAAGCTTCTTCGCGAGTACACCCCACTCGGCGACCTAGAAGACATTCTCGGCGGTGCAGCCGAAGTAGGTAAGAGCCTACTAGGTAAATTGCAAGAATAATCAATGGCTGAGCCGTTAGAACCAGGTCTATTGCAGCCATCGGCTCCCGCTGATAGTCTACTAGCCCCAGCAGAAGAAGCACTCTCTTCTCGCATGGCCACCATGACCGATTCTGTTATCGGCCGCGTCCACGAAGCGCTTGGCCTGACCTACCCTTCAGCCGTGGACCCTATGCAGCAGATCCCTGATACAGACTTCGATGACCAGGCTCGAAAAGTAACGGAGAACTTCAAGGGTCAAGAGGCAAAGCGTGCTGCGACATTCCACGCAGACGTTGTGCCGCCTCCTGATCCGGATTCAGGTGTTGATACGCTTGCTATCACACGCAACGCTGTCAATTTCATGTTCCATGACCCGATGGCCCTTGCAGGCGTTACGTGGGACACGGAGCACGTCAATTGGTCCCTTGCAACGATCCGAGACATGGTTGCAGATCACCCGTACCGAGCCGGCCTTGCAGCCGCAGGTACACTCGCCCCGCTGGCTGCCGGTGGCTACCGCCTGATGAAGGCCGGTGCCATTGCAGACATTGCCGTGGATGACCTCATGTTAGCCGGCCTGGTCGATGATACTGCCAGCTACAGCAAGCTGACGGCCCAAGGCAAAAAGCTTATTCAGGGTCAGGCTCAGCAGGTCGGCAAGCTCAAGGCACTGCGAAGCGCAGTAGCCGATGGATCTGCCTCTGCATCTGATCGTGCGCAGTTAAACTTCTACGAGGCATTCGGCAACACCTACCTAGATGCTCATACTAATGCCGAATTGAATCCGGCTGGAACAATCTCGCAGTGGCAGGAGAAGGCCAAGACATTAACAAGTGGCAAGGCCGTCAATGACATGATGGAGATGGCCAGCAACGTCAAACCGGACGAGGGAACCAAGGTTCTCCATGCCCTAAAAGACCCCGCCAGACTCTCAGATTTGAGCCCAGGCGCACGGGAATTCACTCTGGCATTCGGAGCCGAGGGTAGAGCCGAACAAGCGGCTATGCTCGATTCTGGCTTCATCGATGAGGAGACTGCTAAAAAGGTTGGTGACATCTGGTTCTCGACTCTTCGTAAAGACTCGCTACTGTTCAACGAAGGTGCAGCTACCAATCGTCTGAGTCTGGTCCGTCGCATTAGCACCGAGAGCGCAGCGGATAAGGGTAGGCTCCAGGTCATCAATATCCCTCGAACATCTAGCCCCCACCTGCTATCCCGCTCCCTGGACGAGGAAGGGGTTACCAGCCTCATCAAGCGCCAGCGTGCGAGTGAACACCTGCTGAAGGGAAAGAGTGATGCAGCCCTGAAGCTACTCGACCACCCTGACGACGCCGAAGCGGTCAATCTCATCAAGAGCGGCCGTGCTGATGAGGCAGCCAAGAAACTCGAAGAGATGAGTGGCGGCTTCATTGAAAGCGACCCACAGGAACTCGTGGCGCGCAGTCTTCTACAACAGAAGCTACTTCACCTGAACTACAAGACCCTACGTGATGTGGCAATGAACCCTGCCATCACGAAGACGCGCGAAGAGTACGAGGCTATGTCTCCTTCGATTCGCAAGTTCATGGTTCCCCTGGATCGCATGGAGAACTCAAGCGTCTTACGGCGTATGGTTGCCAAGTCCCAGGGCAAGGCCACAGTGGAGGAACTCGGATACGTACACTCGAACCTATTCAACGAGCTTGGCGGCATGATCAAGAAGGAGGCAGCCAGCGGTGCAGTCGATTGGCTGAAGGCCCTGACTGCTATTCACAAGACTTCGAAATGTGTAATTGCAGGTACTCGTATACTTACAAATAAAGGTTATTTAAAAATAGAAGAAGCATTTGAATTTAAAGACGGTTATCACTTTAATTTACCAGAAGAGACTCCTCTGGTTTGGTCTCCAGTACTAAATACTTGGGTGAAAGTAAATGCTTCTTATTTTTCTAAAAACGAACAAGTGTTTAAAGTATCGTTAAAAGATGGAACAGAAATAATTGGGACATCAGATCATCCATTACTCTCTCGTGGTGTTCCCGTTAAAATTAAAGATTTAAATGTAGGACAAGAAATTGATTATGCATTAGGCGGC